CATCCCATCCGTGTCACCATTGGCCCATACGAGCCTTTGGTGATGAAGGGGCGCGCCTGGGATGCAGTCCCATATGCGCTCTCTTCGAGCCGGCGGGCGGGGTCCTGTTGTGGCGACGGTGCCCCTGCCCGCCGGCACCTGCTCCGCTCAGGGCAGTACCACCTCCAAGAAGGACCATCGGAAAAGGCCGCGCCATCTTTTCCAGTTGATCCGCAGATTTCGAGAATATTTACTTATGCCGTTCGCTCGCGGCATAGCCGCTGAGCCTCAAGACCACCCTCTGGGTGGCCAACCCCGCCAAGGTGATGACAAACCCGGCGGGGTTGTTCTTTTCTGACCCCGGACTCGACTCACCACAGGTTGTTATGGAATCCTCCCTGCATAACCATAAAGGGAGGCTACTTATGTTCGAAGATACCGCTATCGAAATCACCTGCCCGAACTGCGGCAAGAACGCGAAGGAGAAGATCGGCCGGCTCAAGCGCGACCCCCACTTCACCTGCTCCTGCGGGCAGACCTTCGATGCGAGCGAGTTTGTCCGGAGTCTTGGCGAAGTCGACAAGACCGTCGATGAATTCCGCCGGAACATCCAACGCCTCAACAAGAAGCGATAACTCCGATAAGGCTTCCTGAAAGCCGGCGGTCCGGATCGTGAGGACGACCGGGCCGCCCTTCTCTGCTTCTGACATTCTTCCTCCACTTGGCCTGGCGGTGTTAGCGCCGCCGGTTCCGCCCATAGGTCCCCGCCAACTTCCGTGCCTCCCGGCTGATGCCGGTAGACATGTTCTTGCCCAGTGTTTCCAGCGCCGCTTGGACGCTCGCATCCCATACTGGCGAGAACCATGGATGCGGTCTCATCTTGACCGTGCCGAACTCCAGAAAATGCGCCCAGAACGCTGAGCCCGTATGCACCACCACCTCAAACTCCGGTGGGTCCTTCTCCACCGTCGTCACACGGATGTTGTCTTTCAGCCGGCCATATTTCGGGTGCGGCTTCCCCTTGCCCTCCGGGGCACGAGCCTTCAACTCCCGCTGAATCGAGCGGGCGGACGCCCGGAGTGCCTGCAAGGCTACCTTGGAGCCGACCTCGGGCCCTAGCTCCTTCAAGAGCCGCTCCAGTTCCCTGGCTCCGTCAATGGTGAACCGCGCGTCCAATGCCACCCGCCTTCTTGTTTCTGGACCGGAAGAAGGCGCGGAGCTTCTGCTCCACCGCCTTGGCTCGTTGTGCCTCGTCCTGCTCCCGAACCTCGTCGTCCTCGTCTTCGCCCTCGGCATCGGCCTGGCCGAACTTCGGCATGAAGTCTTCTGGTGAAGCCGCCTTCGACTTCGGACCGCGGTGGACGTTGTAGAGGGTCGAGGCGACGATCCCGGCGCGCATGTCACCGCGTTCCTCCCCGAAAGGCTCAAGTGCGTAATAGGCCATCCACTCGGTCAACTCGCGCGAAGACATGCGGTGGAGGAGATCCCCCACCGTCATGCCAAGCGCCAAGGCTAGTCGGAAGACAAATCGCCGTCGGTGGTCTCGTCTGAGTTTCCCTCAAGCTCCTCCTGGTCTTCCTTAGTCATTCCGGAAAGGCGCGAGGCTACGTCATAGACACGCGAGAGGGCTTGCGCCGACTTCTTCGCCAGGGCCTTCACATCGCCGTCGTTGAAGATTCGGTTGCCTTCGGCATCCACCATCGTCAGGGCCGCCAGCTTGGCCCGCACATCCTCGCCCTTGAAGACCTGGCGGGCGTTCGGGCCCTTACCCTTGGTCTCGAAGAGGCTCGCCTCGAACTTGTCTCGCTCGGCAGCGGTCAGGCCGCGCACATAAACAGCGCCGCCCCACTCTTCCACGTCCACCAGTTCGCGCGGCAGGTCATCGGCCCGCAAGATGTCCTCACGGGATAGCAGCATGGGCTTCTTGGCCATATCAGGGATCTCCTTGGATTGTCAGGTGTCAGGGTAAAAGAGGTGGGCCGGGCGCGCCCTGACTCGCGAACCCGGCCCCATCCGGCCGGATGTTCGGTCAGGGACCAGCGGCGGCTTCCAGCACCTCGGAGTTGACTTCGATGGTGGCGGAAGCGCGGACCACGTTCTCGGCATTGCCGACCTGGGTGGTGAAGGCGGAAACCATGCCCCGGAAGTAGAAGGACGAGCCGTCCGACAGCTCCACCTGGAAGGCATAGTTGGCGTCGGCCTTGAGCGCAGCCTTCATCGCAATCTGCCCATCATCATCGGGATCGCGCCCGATGGTGAGCTGCATCGTGCCCGCGTCGAAGGTGGTCTTCAGCTTGCGCACGCGCCGGTCATTGAGGGCGGTGAAGGTGGTCGTGGCAGCGGTGTCACCGAACTCGCCAAGGTCTTCGACCTCACCCACCGCGGTGTAGGTCAGCGCCTCGTAGTCGGTGAGATCGCTCGCATCTTCATTGGCAGGGCCGATGTAGAGTTTGGCCCCGGCAGCAGTCTGGACAGCCATGGTATGGGCTCCCATTAAAAAAGCCCGCCGGCAGGGCCGGACGGGCGGTTGTGCGCTTGCCCAAGGCGCGGGATAGGGCGGAACCTGCCAGGGGCAGGGTTCAGTGTTCGATCAGGGCCTTGAGCGTGATGTAGCCGGCCCAGGTCACGCCATCCTCGTGGCGCTGCGTGTACCTGCGTGTCACGTAGACGCGGACCACGCGCCCGGTTGAGAGCGGCAGCTGCTTCTGGTGCAGGAGCGCATCGACCTGGGACAGAACATGCAGGACCTCGCGCTCGCCCGCGTTGGCGCTCCAGACACTCAGATAGACAAAGACCTCATCCCGGCGCCGCGCCAGAGGATCACTCGGCGCAATCTCCCGGTGGTCGAAGACCAGGTAGGGCTTTGCCGTCTTCTCCGGCACGCTACTGAATACTGGAAGCGCGCCCCCATCCACCTTGGTCAGTTGGCCGTTAAGCGCCGTGAAGAGCGCCTGCTGATAGGCCCAGGCAGGATCGCTCATGCCTCGGTCTCCGGCTCCATCACGCCCATCTCCGCGTCCAGTGTCATGAAGCTCTCTTTGCTCGACACGCGCGGCAGAAAGCGGATGTTCATGCGCGCGCCGTTCCACTCGATCCAGTCGGCTTCCGTCATGTCTGTGCGACGGCGGATGGTGACGCGGTAGAGCGCTGGGTTCTGGACTTGGCGGCTCTCCACCCTCTCGCGCCCGGAGATCGGGTTGACGCGCGCCCACACGGTAGCGACCTCCACCGGCCTCGGAGGCATCCAGCCGCCGCCACCGTCCGGCTCTCTCTCTCCCATGCGCATGATAGTGATGCGCTCGCGCAGATCGCCCACGTTCATGACAGCGACAGAGCCCGTAGCGGATAGAGGATGGAGGTGACGGGCGCCGGCAACTGTCCCTGCTTGAAATCCTCGCTCATCGGGTCGTCGTAAAAGTAGAGCACCAGATGCGCGACGGCCTTCTTCACCCGGTCGGGAACGTCACCCACCGCGTCCGTCTCCGGGTCGTACCAAGTGACGGGCCGGTTGATGTATCCCAGCACGATCTCAGAGGCAGCGCGGGCGTGATGCTCGATGATGGCGTCTGCCTCGTCATGATCGACGCGCAACGCCTCCTTGGCCTCCTCCAGCGTGATGAGCGGCGTCATGACAGCCTCACCGGCCCCTCGGGAGCCATCTTGTAGATGCCGTCCTTGCCATCGCGGCCACGCTTCACCGCCAAGCGCCAATCCTTCGAGGTCTCCGGCCGCGCGCTCGTCTCCGTCTGCGCGATCCAGTAGGAGCCGCCAGCGGTCACGCCGTCGCCCGGCTGATAAGTGCGCTCTTCCTTCCAGGTGCCGCGATCCAGAACCACCGGAAGCGTGACTTCCTTGCGGACCTCGCGTTCGCCCCTGGTAAGAACGAAGGCGAAAGAGCGCTCGCCATCGTGCTCCACGGTCATGTCATCGAAGCCGAGGCCGTCTGCACCGCGCACCTTGCCGACATTAAACGTCTCGCCGGTCGTCAGCTTGACGATCAGCTCCCCGTCATCGTTCTGCTTCACCTCGGCGATGCCGACGCCATCTTTGCCAGCGGGTCCGGGGATGGGCTCAGGAATCTCGATGGCCTCGACCGCCTGGCGCAGATCCTCGATGTCCTTGCTGTGGTCGACCGGCTCCGGCAGGGCGTCGATCTTTGCCCGCACCTCCGCTACATCCTCAGCCTTGGCATAGCCGCTCAGATCCGGCGCCTCCGGGATCTCGATGGCCTCGACCGCCCTATGCAGAGCCGCGATCTCGTCGCTCCAGTCCGCAGGTTGCGGGATGCCCTCGATCTTCTCCTGTAGCTCTTTCAGGCGCTGATCCACGTCTTCAGCCTTGGCGTAGTCGCTCAGATCGGGCGTCTCTTGCGCCGCCATCGCGTCCAATTTCTCGCGCATCTCCTTGGCCGTAGCGTTCAGCCGCGTCGCGCTCTCTTCCGACTGCCCGGCAAGCGCCTCGATATGCCGCTCCGCCGCGATGGCGCGCGCCTCGACTTCCCGCAAGCAGTCCAGCATCGCCTTGTTCTCAGCCCGCAGGCTCTCGTTCTCCGCCCGCAGAGGTTCGACAGCGCGCGCGACATAGCCGCGCACCATCTCCGCCATCTCCCGGCCGAACTGCTGTGGATCTCTCATGCGGCGAGCCCCTTCTGTAGCTCCAGCAAGAACTCAGCACGCCAGGCTCTTTCTTGCGCCTCGCTATCCGCCGGCTGCTCATCAGGCGCGGGCAGATCCGGGCGCGGCTCGTCAGGCGTCTCCGCCATCGGGCGGTCTGCAAGCTGCCGGATCGGCCACATCTGCTCTTGCAGGAACGGCTCATCCCCGCCAGGAACAGGCGGTAAGCCCAGCTTGGCCCGGAACTCGTTCGGCGCCATGCCACGCATAGTGGCCTCCGCGTAGGTCGAAACCAGCGTTGCGGTGTCCATCAACAGCAGGTCGTCCAGGTTGAAGCGCACGCCATAGCGATTGCCGAACCGGCGCCCAAGCTTCAATGCATCGTTGATGCA